ACTACATATCTAAGGGAGTAAGAAAGTGAGCCTAGCATATAAGACATGTGGATACTGTGGGTATGGGGCAGCCGAAGCACTCATAGCAGTAGACAACAAGATAGAATACTTCTGCTCTCACTGTCTAGCTGAGTGGACAGAGGATGTACCAGAAGAGTATGAAGCAACAACACCACACAAGCAGTGGATGTTAGAAACATATGGTGATGAATGAGTGAAGTAGTAACAATGGTATGGTTAGTATGTATGATAACGCTATCTCTATACGGTGTGTTTAATGACTACCAAGATATAGCAGTAGCACATACTACTTTAATGTTAGCAGGTGTAGCAGTGATAGGTCTTACAGCTATACTATAGTATCTTAAGGGGCTTGGGCATGGATGTAACTTTAGAAACAGACGAAAAATTATTTGAACAACAACTTGTCCTTGAAACTGAGATGTTGACGGGCGGTATCCAACGGTTCAGAAAGGCAAGAGACAAGGCAGTAGACAAGAACAATGAGAGTACAACAGCACACGGAAGGATGATTGTAGCACGTGTAGTAGACAAGGTAGCAGAGGGTTTGACTACCTACCTCGACAACCCAACTAACAAGTCACGTGACATTACATTCAAACGTGTAAGAGAGATGGACGCAGAGCAAGTAGCATACCTAGCAGTGGTGACACTAGTTGATAGTCTAAGCAAGCGTAACACTCTGCTGTATGTAGCACGTAGCATTGGCAGTAACATTGAGATACAAGACAGACTAGACAGATGGATACACAGCGAGGGAGACATAGCACGTAACACTATCAAGCAAGCAATGAAGAAAGCCTATGGTGCTAGACGCTATGGCCTAACCAACAAGATGAACAAGGATGGTTACAAGGATACTGAGTGGCTCAAGTCTGAGCGTGTACATGTAGGCTTCAAGATGATAGACATCATCATACAGTGTACGGGTATCATCAAGCTGGACACTCAACAGCTAGCACGTAAGCGTAGGGCTACCTATGTAGTACCGACAGAGACTACACTTGAATGGATTGCAGCTTTCAATGAGTACGTAGAGGGCACAAGGCCACGCTACCTACCATGCCTCATACCACCCAAGCCTTGGACAGGTGTGTATGGTGGGGGCTACCACGGCAGAGAGATAGATGAACTACCTATAGTGAGGGGCAGATGAATATAAAGAAACACTTAAGCAGACTAAGCAAGCAAGACTTGTCGCAAGAATACTCATGCCTTAACTCGCTACAGAATACACAGTGGCGTATCAATAGCAGTGTGCTATCAGTACTACGTAACCTATGGGACAACGGGCAGGATTGGGGTAAGCTACCAGCTAAGAATGATGTACCTCTACCTACCTACCCATTCAACACTGAGCCTAAGGACATGAACGCAGAAGAGTGGCAACAGTTTAGAGTATGGTCTAACAATCGTAACAAGATACACGCTTACAACAACAAGAGTATGAGCAAGCGCATACAAGTAGAGCGTACACTTCAAGTAGCTGAACAGTTTGCAGGGTATGACAAGCTATACTACGTGTGGCAGAATGACTTCAGGTCACGCAAGTATGCAAGCAGTACATTCCTTACACCTCAGACTGCTGATTGGTCTAAGTCTCTACTAGAATTTGGTAAGCCTATGCCTATTAATAATTGGGATGACGCACGATGGCTGTGCATACACGGTGCTAACCTATGGGGTAACGATAAGGTTACACTGAATGACAGAGAGACATGGGCTTGGGACTTTGCAGATGAGGCACACAGAATTGTTGATAACCCATACGACAATCAGTTATGGTTGGAAGCAGACAAACCCTATCAGTTCTTGGCATGGTGTCATGAGATGTCAGGGCTAGTCAGACAGGGGTGGGGATTTGAGACACGCCTACCCTGTGCTGCCGATGGTAGTTGCAATGGACTACAACACCTGTCTGCAATCCTCAAGGATGAGCAGGGTGGTAGGGCTACTAACCTTATACCTAGTGACCTACCTCAGGACATCTACACGCAGGTGGCAGAGGCTACAATCGCCAGCGTTAAGGCAGAGGATACAGAGCTAGGACGTATGTGCTTGTCCTTTATTGACAGGGCTTTGACCAAGCGTCCCGTTATGATTGTACCCTACTCAGGCACACGCCATGCATGTAGGTCATACATACACGATGCGTTGCAGGAGAAGATTAAGGAAGGAGCAGACAACCCATTCGGTGATGACTTGTTTGAGGCTAGTAATTATCTAGCTGGTCATGTGTGGTCTGCTATCAGTGATGTGATTGTATCAGCACGTAAGGTGATGGACTACGTTAAGAGTGTAGCTGACCTGTACGCTGAGATGTCACAGCACATGGAATGGATTACACCAACAGGCTGGATTGTATTACAGCAGTACAGCCAGACACAACAGAAGCGTATCAAGACACACATCAATGGTGATGTAGTATCTCTATCGTTTCCACAGGACAAGGAGAACACAGTAAACAGAAAGAGACAGGGGCTAGGTGCCAGCCCTAACTTTATCCACAGCCTAGATGCTGCGGCTATGACCAAGACTATTAACAGTGCAACCAAGGCAGGTATCTATGACTACGCTATGATACATGACAGCTACGGCACACACAGTAGCAGGATGCCACTGATGTCAGACATATTAAGAGAGGAGTTTGTTAAGATGTATGAAGAGCATGATGTGTTAGAAGAACTAAGACAACATGCAGTACTGACACTAGGTACACACGCAGTACCTATCCCACCTAGTAGTGGGCACCTAGACCTACGTAACATATTGAAGTCAGATTATTTCTTTGCCTGATTTCTAAAGTTACATCCATGCCTATCGGCAAAATCAAAAGTTAGCATAGGAGATAATATGCCACAGATTAAAATTCAAAATGTTAAAGTTGAGTGGGCTAAGTTGTTTGAGCCAGACACTAAGTATGTCAAACCAGATGGTCAGTACTCAATGGACATCATCATGTCAGAAGAAAAAGCCGCTGAAGTATGTGAACAACTAGACCAACTATCTAAGGATAAGTTAGATGAAGTTGTCAAGGCAGCACCAGAGAACAAGAGAGCTGCTCTGGCTGAAAGCCTGTCCATAGTATCATCAGCCAAGACATACCGTGATAAGGATGGTAACACCACAGGCGAGGTGTTATTTAAGACTAAGCTTGCGGCAGTACGTACATCCAAGGAAGGTGTGAAGACAAAGCAACGTCCCATCGTACTAGACTCTAAGAAGAAACCAATGGATGGTAGTACACTGATTGGTAATGATTCAATCGTGAACATTGTCATTGATGTGTACCCGTACATGATGCAGTCTAATAAGACAGTAGGTACATCACTACGTATCGAGGCTGTCCAAGTACTCTCGCTAGTAGAGGGTCGTAAGTCTGCCGCTGCTCTGTTTGATGAAGAGGATGGCTATGTTGCTGAAGCAGTAGCCAAGGATGATGCACAGGACACACCATCATTTGATGACAGTGATACCACACCAGCATCGGAAGGCTCAGATGAAGGGGACTTTTGAGGAAGCGGTTCTTTCTGATTTAGATGTACGTGACATTTCATATGAGTATGAACCAAGTAAGTTACCATACTTTGTGGAACGTCACTACATCCCTGACCTAGCAGTAGGTGATATGATAGTAGAACTGAAGGGGTACTTCAGACAGGATAGCCAGCGTAAGATGAAGGCTATCAAGGCACAGTACCCCGACATGGACATACGCTTTGTATTCCAGAAGTCTAGTGCTACTATACAGGGAGCTAAGAAGAGGAAAGACGGAAGCAAGATGACATGTGCTGAGTGGGCAGACCGACAGGGTTTCCATTGGGCCGAAGGAACTATACCCAAGGAGTGGTTATGAAAAAGTTTACAGTAGTATATAACAACGTATATTATCTTAATGATAGTAAGTACAAACACATACTTGTTGAGTGGGTTGAGGGTAAGGATATGCACGATGCTTTGCATAATCACTATCAACAACTACTTGATGAGGGTACGGAAGCAGAAGATGTTATTTGCTTTGAGGGTGAACTAAATTATGTAACACCAGAAGAAGTCAGTGAGGTAGCAGCATGAGTATAATTGAAATCAATGAAGAGTTAGTATCAGAGGTGGACATCAATGCTGAGATGACAGAGAAAGGTTTACTGTTATCTATCTACGTTGATGACCAAGAGTTCAATGCCGCCACAGATTGGCGTGACATTGGGCTTGAGATAGCAGGGGATACCCTCACCTATCCTAATCCTGTAGCCAAGGCTATCGCAAAGCAGATGCGTATCGTCTCTGACTACATACTAGGTGAGGTAGCCAGTGGAAGAGAGTGAGTTCATCAGGCATGAAGCCTGTTCTCACTGTGGTAGTAGTGATGCCAATGCTTTATATGCAAACGGTAATCACTACTGCTTCTCTTGCCAGACATTCACCAAGGGTGACAACGATGAAGGAGTGATTGCAGTGACAACACCAAGTAACACAGAGTTCTTACCCATTGAGGTGACAGCACTAGGTAAACGTAAACTAAATGAGAAGACTACTAAGCACTGGCAGTACGGACTGAGTACATACAAGGGTACTAAGGTACAGGTAGCCAACATGTATGACAGGTCAGGCACACTTAAGGCACAGAAGATACGCTTCCCCAATAAAGACTTCATGGTTATCGGGGACATCAAGAGTATCGGACTGTATGGTGAGAACCACTGCCGTGACAAGGGTAAGATGATTACCATTGTAGAGGGTGAGCTTGATGCACTATCACTAAGCCAATGCTTTGATAACAAGTGGCCTGTAGTATCCGTACCTCAGGGTGTGCAGTCAGCTAAGAAGGCAGTAGCTAAGAGCCTTGAGTGGCTGTGTAACTACGAGTCCATCATCATTATGTTCGACAACGATGAGCATGGTGAGGCGGCAGCACTAGAGGTAGCTAACATGCTACCACCAAG